TTGCGCACAACCTTTGGCGCGTCATCGGAAAAGGCTTCCTTTGCGACGGCATTCTTTTCGAAATTGGCACCGGCCACGATTACAGCAGCGTCGATCCCGAGCAACTGACAAGCGCGCAAATAATCGTCACGGCTCATGGATGCGAACGAAAAGCCATGCTTGTTGCGGAACGCGCTATTCCATGCAGCGTTCTCACGGATTGCAGAACGGAGAGCGTTGCGGGCTTCTGAATTGATACGCATTTGGGCGTTTCCTTGGTGCGAGTGCTTGGTGGCAAATCATTTGCCTGATTTGGTTTATATTGGCAGCGCACAAGGTTGTAAAGTGTCACGCTGCCATTAAAAGCCAAATTTGTTATTTATTCCGTTGCGGCTTCCAGTGACGAAACAATTTCGTCAAAATCAATGCATTCAAGCACGTCAATCGCAGTCTGGATTGCGTCAATCGCAGCTTGTGCCTTTTCTCCTTTTTCCCCGCTTTGCAGGCTTTCGGGCATGTTGTCAAAATATTCGTCTTCTTCCGATTTTATGGTGTCAATTTCTTGGTGCAAATCATCAATTTGGCCGCGTAATTCATCGGTACGTTCGATCAATTTGCGGATGCTGGCACGTCGCTGGTTATTCATCTGTTTGTTCCTTGCGAGGGTGAGAGGGGAAAGGCTGGTTTTCACCAGCCCTTTAATTCGTATGCCCGGTTGCGGTGGAAGGTGGCTTTTGCATCGGCACCTTTGCGAGAGTAGCAGGCGGAAAGAGCAAGGTGGAAAGCTGCGGTCATTTGTTTGGTATCTCCGTTTCGTCTGAGTGCTTTATAACCCTGATTTGGCAAGGTTGTAAAGCTGCCAATGCCAAAAAGGTTGTAAAGGATCATAAATAGAATTTCATTCTACGATTAAATGGTTTTATAGAATGCTAATATCGTTGAGAGGGCAAGGTGGAATGGATTGCTTTAAACAATTAGATCGGGGATTTATTTGGGTTGTTTATTCTTTGACCCGTTCGCAATTGAGATTTTTATTCTAAGCTTTACAACCTCCCAGATTATGGAACTTTACAACCTCAATTTTAGTGACTAGGAAATGACAGGCAAATGACAGGGAATGACAGGGATGACAGGGAACTATGAAATAATAACGCATGTGTATGTGAGAAAAGCCTGAGCGGTGCCATATAGATAGCGTGCCCGCGTATATGTATAAGGGAGTAGTGACCCTTTCCCTGTCATCCCTGTCTTCCCTGTCATTGTTAAGGTTGTAAAGCTCAATGTTATCAATGACTTAATACGATGACAGGCAATCCCACGCCTGTCACTAGCCTGTCACTAGAATTAATAGCTCAATGATATCAATGGGTTAGCCCAATGTGACAGGGATGACAGTGACAGGGATGACAGGGAGTGACAGGGAACCGGCAATCGTTCGGAGGCCCCCCACCCCGTCGATGGGACCCGGCCCCGGCTCTGTTGTAGTACCCAACCGCGCTCTAAATCCATTTTTGTAAATCTAAATCGTTGAGGTTATAAAGTTCATCGAACCCCCCACCCCCATGCCAATAATAAATCATCGACCCCCTAGAAAAAATTTTCATATACTTTATAACCATCTTTGCCTTTACAACCTTATGGAGAAAACAAGCATGATCGGCAGGCACCACATTCCTCAACCCGAGGCCCCGACCGAGGAAACAAAGAAACAGTGGGCAATAACCAATCAAATGGATCTGGAACAAAAGCTGGTGCTGGCTGCGCTCAGAGGCGGAAATTCCATCGACATGGTTACAAACGACATGGATTATTTCACCCAAATGGCAAAACACCTTTTGGATAGGAGCCGGTTTAAATGAGAGACTATGTACTGAATTTCATCATTATGTTTATCGTCGTCACAATGCTTCTGACAGGCGTTGCATTGGTAGGCTGGTTTTTTGTGACCCACTTACCAAAACCGTGGGGTGCGGTGATGTTTGCAATTTTCGTGGTTGCGGCACTCGCCGGGTTTTCGTTCGCGGCGGATGAAAGGAAAAAGTAAAATGGCCCGAACGCCAAACAACGAAAAGCTGTTTACCGACGAAATCCGCGATTATGCGTCGGTGCGCTGGAATGAAGGCGCGACGATGGATGAAATAAACGATGAAATTCAAACGAAATTCAAAGTTTATTTTAGCAAGCAGACAATCCAATATCACGCTGCGCGCAATCGCGACAAATTCCCAAAGCGCAGCCAGTGGGAGATTAATGAAATGATCGCCCGCAAAATGGCTGACAAGGGATTTGGCAAAGGCCCATCAAAGCAAAAGATCCCGCTGAGTGCAGGTGCCATGAAGCGTGCCGAAACCAAAAAGAATAAAAAAGAGGATGACGCTTATGTCGGATGGTGAATTTAAAAAGCTGGAATATCCGATGCCAAAATTGCCAAAGGGCAAAAAGCTCGATCCCAAGCTAAAGCGCACGATTGCGCTGGCACGCTACACCATTCGCATAAAGAAGAAGGAGGAACGCGAGCGCAGGCTTGAACACCGCGCAAATGTCCGCAAGGATCTGAGCGCGGAAACAGCCAAGGAACGTGCTGAGCGTGTCAACGTCGTGGCGCTCGACCGGATCAAGCGCATTCGCAATGCCCCTACCGCGTTGGGTGTCAAAATGCTAAAGGGCATCATGAGCAACCGCGAGGAACCGTTTACCGAGGAAACCCGAACAGCGGCGGCAGCCTTGCTTATGGACATTGCTCTTGGCACAATAAAGGTCAAGAAGCCAAAACCAAAGGACCCTTGAGATATGAGCGCCGACACACGCGCAGACCAGATTAAAGAACTGGCCCGCACTCACGCCGAGGTAGCAATCCGAACGCTTGTCGAAGTGGCAGGCAATGAAAAGGCCAAGGAAAGCGCCCGCGTCAAAGCTGCCGACGTACTGTTGCAACGCGGCTTCGGTGCCCCTGAGCGCACGGTGCAACAGAATGTTGACGTGACAATCGTTGACCAGCGCCAAGCGCATTTCAGTGCCTTGCAGCGGATCAACGAGCGCCGGAAGCTGCCGACCCCTGAGAAGAAACCCGAGATTGAAATTCTCGATGCTGAATGGGAAGAAGTGCAGGAAAAGAAAAAGGGATGATCGAGCTTTATCACGAATACCAAATCCCGATCATGTCCTTTCTTTTAGGTGTGATGTTTGGTGTTCTTTCATTCACAGCCGCAGCATTTGGTTTAATCGTTTGGCACGAGCGCGCCGAACACAAAGCAGAACAGAAAGCAGAAAATGGCAATTAACCTCGCACGCCGCGAAGCCTTCGCAAAGTCGGATTACTTCCGTAATTATCCGTCGATCCTTGAGCAATTCGCGCTCAACAACACCAAGCTTGTCAATCCTTTCAAAAAGGATGACCAAGGCTCTCGCATTCTCGACCCTGACCAAAAGAAGTCAGTCATGGAGTGCATGATGGCGCAATTTATTGTGCGCTTGGTTGCAACCCGTGCCGTTCAATGCGGCAACCCGTTTCTTGTCGATTTTTCCAACGAAACGGTTCAACGCTATCACGACTTCCGCGTCAAGCGCGTCGGTGGCTTGGAAATTATGGCAGATGACAAATACATCGCTGCGCTCAACGCATTTGAGCAAGAAATGTCAAATTTGATTTTCCATGCAATCGCCGTGGAAGTCGATGACGCAGACGATTTTGTCGAGGCCGATTTTTGGCGTGACATTATGCTGGCCCTTTGCATGAACACGCGCACTTATTGGCCGAAGTGGCATTTGGTTATCCAAGAAATTTTGCTGGACCACATGCCAGCTTTCCAATTCGCGCTTGAAGCCCCGGTCGAAGTGCCTGCCAATGAGACGGTGCAATAATGCCACCGGTCAACATCGACACCATGCCCCGGCCCCGCCTCGCAACCGCTGTCACCCGTGCCCTTGCAAATGCCAAGGAAAACGGTTTTGACATGGAACACTTTTCCGACGTGGAATGGCGCGACGATTTAATCTCGTATGATGCTGACTTGGCCGGGGAAGACGAAAACGACATTTTGCAAGCTGTCATTTATGTGAGGGCAAAAAATGGCAAATAATATTGTTGGCTTTCCCGGTGTTCGGCTATCAACCCTGCCGGGTGCCCCACGCCACGATATAGCAGATATGTTGCGCAAGATAGCTGACCGGGCGGAGCGTGGGGAAATTGATAGCGGTGTGTTGATTTATAGCGAAGTTGGGCCAGAGGGTGGAACCGGGTTTTCCGTGTTTAGCCCTGACAATGCACCAAATTCAATTATTGCCAAAATGGAACTGATAAAGTTCCGCATTTTGCAGCAGCAAAGTTGCGACATAGATCACGGTAAATTTGTGGAATTTAGCGATAATGACCCGGCAAGCTAAAATCAATTGGGACGACGAAAACGACGTTTCCGATTTGTGGAATTTCGATGAGGAAGAACCGCCGCAGGAAGAAAGCAAATTTTCGTCAAACCGCGACGAGGGGTTTTCTTTAAGCGAAGGGCCTTCTCAGGAAGATTTTGCGCAGGCGTGGTTTGACTTTCTTGACAAATATGAAAACGATCCTGTCGCTTTTGCCGAGGAAGTTCTTGGCATCGAGCTTATGGAGCATCAAAAAAGGGTGCTTCGTGCCATTGGACAAAAGAAGCGTCGAATTGCGCTAAAATCCGGGCACCGTGTCGGCAAAACAATGCTTTTGTCAATCATTTCCATTTGGCATTTGGTGACAAAATACCCGCAGAAAACGATTGTCACCGCGCCGACTTCCGGCCAGCTTTTCAACGCCCTTTACCCGGAAATTCGCACACTTGGGCGTAAGCTGCCCCCGTTCATTTATGACCTTTTCGATTGGCTGTCAGAAAAGATCACGCTCAAGGCAGATCCAGATGGTTCGTTTCTTTCTGCGCGTACTGCAAGCCCCGAAAATGGCGAAGCGTTTCAGGGCATTCACTCGGAAAACGTGCTGTTTATTTGGGATGAGGCCAGCGGTATTGACGAACGGCTTTTCAACGCCGCTCGTGGTTCGATGGCCGCGCCGAACGCTTATCAGCTTTTGGCAGGAAATCCGGTCAAGCTAAATAATACATTCCACCGCGCATTTACCGTCAACGCCGACCTGTTTGAGAAATTCACAATCAGTTCCATCGGCCTTAAAACGGTCGATCCCGACTTTATCAAGGAAGTGGCTGACACTTTCGGGCCAGACAGCAACGAATATCGCGTTCGTGTTTTGGGTGAGTTTCCCGACACCGAAGATGAAAGCTATATTTCTAATTCATCCGTTCGTGACGCCCGCGTTCGCAATGTCATGGTGCCGCCAATGTCGGCGGTGGTTTATGGCGTCGATCCGGCCCGCCAAGGTGATGACCGCACGGTGATTACACGCCGTCGCGGTCTTTTTGTTCTTGAGGATCAAAAGACCCTCATGAAGAAAAACACCATGCAAGTCGTCGGTGAAATTCAGATGATGGCTCTGGAAGACCAGAACCGGCTTGTCGCTGAGTTTAAGGCCGCTGGCCTGCCGCTGCATTCCCTGCCGATGGTGCCCGCTGCAATCGTGGTTGACGTTATCGGCATTGGCGCGGGCGTGGTAGATCGCTTACTTGAGCTTGGGTACAATGTCATCGCGGTCAACGTGGCTGAGACGGCCACCAGCGAACCCCTTTGCCACCGGGAGCGCGATGCCCTCTGGAAGCGGTTCAAGGCGTTCCTTGACGCGGGCAAGTGCCGCATTCCCGACGACGACCAGCTTGCGCAGGAGTTGACAGGCGCGCACTATGAATATGACAGTTCCGCCGTGCTTAAGATCGAGACGAAGAAGCTTATGAAAAAGCGAATTGGCCGGTCGCCCGATAAAGCGGACAGTGCTATGTTGACCTTGATCGTTCCGCAAGAAACCATTACTGGCTTTTTACACATAAACCGAAACGGAAATATCGGATATGGGGCAGGCCCAAAGGGTGCTTTGTCCCGGTCTGGCGGTTCCCCGACAATGCGATAAGGATTATTGAAAATGGCACGCCGAACCGGACTAGACACCCTTTTTGACAATCAATCTCAGCCTGACATTGTTGACGAAGCAATTGGCGCGGAATTTGATGCCGCGATGACTGAAATTGATATTGAAGATGAAAACCAGCTTGTCGAGGGCAACCCCGGCGACGAGGGTGCCGCAGACGAAATGTCTGACGAGGATTATCAGGCTGCAATTTCATCCGGTATTGAAGCCGCTGAAAATTATGTTGACACCGAATTGTCACCAGATCGCGAGGAAGCCGCTCGATATTATCGCGGTGAGCGTTTTGGCAATGAGGTCGAGGGCCGTTCACAGGTTGTCATGACTGAGGTTCGTGACACGGTTTTGAGTGTCATGCCCGCGTTGCTACGTGTATTTTGCGGCAGCACCGACGCCGTGGAATTTATTAATTCCGAGGCAACGCCGGTTGAACAGGCCGATCACCAGACTGCGTATGTAAATCACATTATCCATAAAGATAATGATGGTTTCATGATTTTTTATTCTGCGTTCAAAGACGCCCTTTTGCGCCGCACCGGCATTTTTACGTGGTGGCATGAGGAAAAAGAGGTTGTCGAGCGGGAAGTTTTGACCGGCTTGGATGAAAACGCTTATGCGATGCTCTTGCTGGAAAAGGAAGAAAGCTCGTCAGAAAGCGAACACGTTGAATATGACGTGGAAGTTCTTGACGAACGCCCTGACACCACGGCTCCCGAGGAAAGCCCTGACTTGCTTGCGCAGGGTGGCATGGGAGATCCTTTGGACCCTATGAGCCAGCCCGAGCCAGCGCCGCAGAGCTTTATTCGCGACGTGGTTGTTCTCCGCCGCACGCTCCGCAAGCGTCACCGCGTCGATGCGGTGCCCCCGGAAGAATTTATTTGCACGCCCATTGCGTCGAGTGACATTGACATTTTCCCGCTCGTTGGCCGTCGCCAGTGGAAAACCATTGGCGAGCTTGTGGCAATCGGCCACGACGAGGAAAAAATCCGTGAAGCCATTGGCGGCACGGGCGGCAGCCCTTCGGACGCGCTCAGTACCAATGGCGAACGTTTGGATCGGGACGGCGGCGCGGTTGCAGACCGGCTTTTTGACCCCGGCTTTTCTGACGTTGATGAAGCGTCCGAGTGGGTGAAATATTGCGAAGTCTATGTCCTAATTGACAAAGACGGCGACGGAATTATTGAGCGCCGCAAAATTTGCACGGTGGGCAGTTCAAACGAAATCATCTATGACGAAATTACAGATGAAATGGTGCCCTTTGCCACTATTTGCCCCGATCCCGAGGGCCATTCCCCTTTCGGCTATTCGCTTGCAGATCAAACGATGGATATGCAGGAAATTCAGTCGGAAATGATGCGCGGCGTTTTGGACAGCCTTGCAGAAAGCATTTTTGGTCGAACGGCAATTGTTGAAGGCCAAGTCAATATTGACGACGCGCTGTCAAATGCCCGCGACCAGCTTATTCGCACAAAAAGCCTCAACGCAATTCAGACGCTTTCCAACCCATTCAACGGCCAGAACGCAATTCCGGTCATGGATTATCTGAATAATGTTAAAGCCCGCCGCACGGGTATGACGATGGCCCCGAGTGGGCTTAAAGCCGACGTGCTGCAATCGACTTCCACGGATGCTGTAAATGCCGTGGTTGAGACAAGCCAAGAGCGCGCCGAAATGATCGCCCGCATTTTCGCGGAAACAGGTGTCAAGCGGCTTTTCCGTGGTTTGCTCAAACAGGTTGTGCGCCACCAAGACCAGAAGCGGACAATTCGCCTTCGTGGCAAGCCAACGTCGGTCGATCCGCGGACTTTCAACGTCGAGCTTGATCTTGACACCAACGTTGGCCTTGGACGCGGCAACGGGGCCAAAAGGATCGGTGCCCTGCAAATGATCCTTGGGCAGCAAAAGGAAGTTTATCAGGCGTATGGCCCGACAAACCCGATTGTCACGCTTTTCCACATTTCAAATACCGTGGAGGATCTTGTGCGGGAAGTCGGATTTAACGACGTGTCCCGGTATATGAAGCCAATTACTGCCGACGAAGCTGACAAGCTCCGCCAACAAGCAGAACAGGCACCGAAAACGCCCACGCCCGAGGAATTGCTTTACAAGGCGCAATCCGAGCGCACGCAGGCCGATTTGGTCAAGGTTCAAGAACAGGAAAAGACCAAGCGTCTGCTTGGTGCTGCCAACGAGGATATGACCCGCGACCGCGACGACCAAAACTTTTATCTCAAGGCCGCAGAGCTTATGGGCAAATTCGGCATCCAGACGAACGAACAGGAAATGCGCGCTCGTATGGAAGCCGACCGCAGCGCCGACACATTGGCAACGCAGGCCACGCAGGGCGCGGAACAATCAATTCAACCCCCAAGCAACGCGAATGGAAATAAATAATGTTTGAAAAGTTCTCATTCTTCCCACCGAAGAAAGAAAGCAAACGTCGCGACAGGTTTAGCAAGCCTGTCGATGACACTCCACTCCGCACGGTCGATGACGACGAAATCGAAGCGGCGACGGCGTTGCTCGAAAACTACGCCTTTGAGCGGATTATGAGCCGGTTGCGGAAGCAAGCACTTGCAGAGGTTGCAGATCCCGCAATGGAAACTAAGGCCGCTCTTAAGGCTCGTGCCCGGTTGATCCTCCTAGGGGAAATCACCGATGGAATTAAGGCTATTGCGGACCAGCGCAAGTTCAAGAAACCCGAGCCAACCGCTGAGGATTTGCGGCAGATGCCTATAGCTGGTGGTTGGATTTGAAATAAATTACTGCCAAAACCGTTGACATAGAAAAACCGGAGATTATTATGCCCCCTATCGAAGAAGTCGCTGCCAACCCGCTTGATGCCGGGAGCAACGCAAACAGTGTCGAGAGCGCCGCCGAAGGGTTTACGGAAATGCTGCAAGAGGAAGCTAAGCCTTCCCGCAGCGAAAGTTCCAAAAACCGCTCAGCAAGGCGCTCAGAGCCGGAAGAAGATGACCGCATGTTTGCGGACGCCGACACCGACGCTCCCGGCCCTGACGATGACGAGGACGGCCACGCCGATGACGACGACGCCGACCCTTTTTTGACTGACAACGGCGACAAGCCGGATGAAGACGAAGAAGGCGACGACGACGCCGACAAAGACGAGGAAGCCGACGACGAAGCCGACGAAAAAGACGAAGACGACGAAGACGACGAAATTGACATGGATGCTGAAATCCCTGTCACGGTCGCCGGGGAAGTCCAAAACGTCAAAAT